AAAGGGGGACTTCGGTCCCCCTTTTTTATTGTATAAATAAGATTATACGAGGTATAAATACTATTATGACTACTACAAATAAAAATTTCTTATCCCCTGTTGGATTTCAGTTTACTATTAATAGACAGAAATATTCCAACATTGAGTACTTTTGTACTGGGGTCACATTACCCTCTGTAACATTATCAGAGGCACCATTACCCTATAAAGGGGTAAATTATTCCCTAGCAGGTGATAGACTAGAATTTTCTGATTTATCAATTACGTTCAATGTAACAGAAGATATGGAAAATTATGTGGAAACCTTTGAGTGGTTACATTCGTGTATTGAATCAAGTGTAGATGTATCAGAAGATGCTGAACTTATTATATTAAATAGCCATAATAATGTATCAAAAAGAATCAAGTTTTTTGGATTATTTCCTACATCACTTGACAGTTTAGACTTTAATACACAGAACACCACAGTTGAATACCTACAAGCTACAGTGACATTTGCTTATACAAACTTTGAAGTGTTATAAACCGGTTTACTTTTAACCAAGTTTATGTTATAATATAAATATTATTAGCGAAGGATTATTATGAACAATTTAGAAAATATTATTGAAATGTGGAAGAAAGATGCCGTTATTGATGAAATGAATCTCGGTGAAGCCTCCAGGGAATCTGCAAAACTGCACAGTAAATACCTAGAACTCTACTCAGTAAATAAACTCAGACTTAAAAAACAAGAATTAGACTTTAAAGTACTACTTAGAGATAAGTGGTCACACTATAATGGTAAGCTGAGTAAAGAGGAGATTGATGAAAAGGGTTGGGATTACGATCCTATGAATGGTCTTACTGTATTGAAAGGTGATATGGATAAGTGGTATGATGCAGACCCACTTATACAAGAAGCACAATTAAAGATAGAATATACAAAAGAAATAGTAGATTCACTAAAAGAGATTATGGATAATATTAAGTGGAGACACCAATCAATAAAGAATGCGATTGAGTGGCACAAATTTACAAGTGGTGTTTAATGAGCAATATAGAATATATTGAAAATAGAACTTGGGGTTCTCTTACACAGTTAAAGGAATGGCTAGAGAATAATACTAAAGAGAAGATAAAGCACTTTGATGGCGTATCTTTAAGAAGTAATAAATATAATTATACACTTGCCTTCGGAAAAGTTAAATGGAAAAGCTTACAGTAATCAAGAAGAACGAAACATTCCTACATATTGAAACAGAGCCTAGTATAGAAAGAGAGCTTTCAGACCACTTCTGTTTCTATGTCCCAGGATATAAGTTCATGCCAGCATATCGTAATAGAATGTGGGACGGCAAGATTAGATTATTTGATGGCAGAAAGAAAACTCTATATTGTGGTTTATTTAAATATTTAAAAGAATTTGCTGCTGCTAGAGACTATACTATTGAGGTTGACAATTCTGCATTCGGTCGGCCAGATTCAATTCAGAAGATAGACACATCTTATATAACAGAGGGTTTAACTCTAACAGCTGGTGGTAAAGAGATTATACCCAGAGATTACCAACTACAGGCGCTAGAACATGCATTATCTACTAAAAAATCACTTTTATTATCCCCTACTGCTTCGGGTAAGTCCCTTATTATCTACATGGCTATTAGAGCTTTTCTTGATTCTTCTGATCGTAATGTTTTATTAGTGGTACCTACTACCTCACTGGTAGAGCAGATGTATTCAGATTTTTCAGATTATTCACAATATGATGAATGGTCTGCTGAAGAAAATTGCCACAAGATTTATTCAGGCAAAGAAAAATATAATATTCAGAAGAGAGTTATTATTACTACATGGCAGTCAATTTATAAGATGCAGACTCCATGGTTTGAAAATTATGGTATGGTTGTAGGCGATGAGGCACATAATTTTAAAGCTAAATCTCTTACTGCTATATTAGAGAAATGTGTAAATGCAGAATATAGAATGGGTACAACTGGTACATTAGATGGTACACAAACACATCAGTTAGTATTAGAGGGATTATTTGGCCCTGTACATAAAGTAACTACTACTAAAAAGCTTATTGATGACAAATCATTGTCTGATTTGCAAATAGATGTACTACTTTTAAAATATAGAGATGAGTTATGCCAAGAAGTTAGTAAGAAGAATTATCAAGATGAAATGGACTTTATTGTAAGATATGAGCCTAGAAATAAATTCATATCAAACCTTGCAATGGATTTAGATGGCAATACTCTGGTATTATTTCAGTATGTAGATAAACATGGTAAACCATTACACACTATGCTATCCGAGAAACTAGGAAGTTTACCTCGCAAAACTCGGAAGCTTTTTTATGTCTCAGGAGAAACAGATGTCGATACAAGAGAATCAGTCCGTGAGATTACCGAGAAAGAGAAAAACGCAATTATCGTTGCAAGTATTGGGACTTTTTCTACTGGCATTAACATTCGTAATTTACATAACATCATCTTTGCTAGCCCAAGTAAAAGCCAAATTAGAGTACTTCAATCGATCGGGAGAGGGTTGAGGAAGAGTGAAGATGGAACTGATACTAAAATATATGATATAGCAGATGATTTGCATTGGAAGACTCAAAAGAACTATACATTGCAACATGCAGCTGAAAGAATAAAAATATACTCAAAAGAAAGATTTAATTACAAGATGTACGACGTAAATATATAAATAATAATATGAATACAGGACTAAATATAAGACATTTCAAACTCATGAACGGTGAAGAAATTATTGGATTACTTGCAATAAAGAATGACGATAACTATATCATTGAACGACCAGTAAGAATCAATCCAAGTCTTCTTGGTGGTATTCAATTCTCTGCATGGTTTCCATTTTCAGAGGATAAACAATTTAAAGTACTTAAGAGTAGTATAATACAGCATGTACCAATAGCAGAGTCTATAAAAGATACATATGTTAACTTTGCTCTTAAGATGGATAACCCGATCAGTCCACCTGATACTCGAACTGATGAAGAACTCTTAAAAGAGTACGAAGATAGTTTGAATTCTGATTACGCTGATCTGATACCTGATGCGAAGAGAACAATACATTAATTACTGTACCTCTACCGCTCCGGGTGTTAATATATTATACCATAAAAACAAGCATTTGTAAACGGTTTTTTTGAAAATAATTAAAATAAATTAATCGTTTACATATCACTAAAAGTATGGTATAATAATACATTATGGAGAAAATATATGGCTCAAAAACCTAAAGATAAACCACATTACGTCAACAACAAAGAGTTCTCTCAAGCAGTAATGGATTACGCAGTAGAAGCTCAAGAATGTAGAAGTGCAGATAAACCAGTACCCACAGTTCCTGATTACATTGCAAGATGTTTTATAAGAATTTCAGAAGGACTGTCTCACAGACCGAACTTCGTGAGGTACACTTATCGTGAAGAAATGGTAATGGATGCTGTTGAAAACTGTTTAAGAGCAATCGGTAATTACAATATCGAAACTGCAACAAGAACAGGTAAACCAAATGCATTCTCTTACTTTACTCAAATTTGCTATTTTGCTTTTATACGTAGAATAACCAAAGAAAAGAAACAACAAGATATAAAATTCAAATTTATTGAAAAGATGGGTATTGAAGATTTTGTTGCAATGGGTATGGATAACGAAGGTGCTGAAGAAACTATGGCTTATGTAGATACATTAAGACAAAGAATTGGTACTATTCGTACAAAGGATGAAGCTATAAAACAATTTGCAAAAGAGGAGAAAAAACGAGAGAAAGAAAAACTCGAGTTATTTATGTAATGAAAAAAGTAAGTACAAAACAAAACCAAAGACATATACGTCTTATGAAGAAAAGAACTCATCGCGAAGAAAAGCGCAAAGCACATAGAGTAGTAATTACTCGTCACATGGTAAATTTAAAATTAGCTGGAAGGCGAATAATGAGAGCTCAAAGACGTATGATGAGACTCGCAAAACAAGCATGAAGATAGCAATACTAAACGATACTCATTGTGGTGTCAGAAATAGTAGTGATATTTTCCTACAATACCAAGAACGCTTTTATGAAGAGGTATTCTTTCCTTATCTAAAAGAACATGATATCAAAAATATACTTCATTTAGGAGACTATTATGAACATAGAAAATTTGTCAACTTTAAAGCTCTCAATGCTAATAGGAAGCATTTTCTTGAGCCTATGCGCGATGCAGGTATTACCATGGATATTATTCCCGGAAACCACGATGTTTATTTTAAAAACACAAATGAACTGTGTTCTCTCAAAGAGTTGCTTGGGTATTTCACATCTAATGTAAACATAATAATGAAACCAACTGTACTTGACTATGATGGTCTTGGAGTTGCAGTTATACCTTGGAT